CGTTTAAGTAGGGCTATTAACCCGTCCGATGTAGTTGCCATGGTTAAATCTCTTTAATAATTTCAGTACAACCTGTTTTCATTCGGTAAGTGTCAACGAATTCATTTTCAGCCATAAGTGTGTAAAGTTTCTGAGTTGGTCTATTTCCTATTTCAAAGTATTTAAACCCTTTAAAGCCATCAATAGCTAATGAATTTACAATATTATCAACGAATTTATTATCATCAAACCAGTTGTCGCCATCGGTTAATTGAACTATATAATGATCGGTTTCATTATCAGTGTTATTTAACTCTTTAACGGCAACGTAAGCAGTAGAGACAAAGGTACCACCAGTTTCAGCATCGTTAACCCAGTCATAACCAGTTACCGCGTCTTTTGCTCGCGTATGATGTAAGATAACGCCGTAATTAACATGATCATAATCTTCGTTAAGGCTTTCTAGTACGCCTTGCTGTATAGCTGCAAAATGCGCTTTCATATTTCCGCAAACAGAACCAGACACATCAACCAAAAAATAAACTTTTGCATATTCGTTTCTTTCTGTATCTTTAATATCAGTAACACGAACGTTTTTTATTTCTACTTCAAGCTCAGGATGTTCTTCCTGTATTTCTTTGAGCTTTCTTTTTGCTGATTCGTTACTAAATACTTTAGGGGAAAAACAAAGAGACTGGCTGAAATTGTTACTTATTAACTTTTCTAAATAATTCATTTTTTCTTTCCTTTCGTTTAAGTTGAAATAACTATACACCACAAAACCTATTTAACTGCTCCGACCAGTGGCCTAATATCAAAAATAAATAAATCAATGTATACTTACATAAAACAAACAAGGTGATTAGATAATGAGTTGGCTAACAAGTATTTTTAGCGGAGGCGGTGTAATTAAATCAATTGAAAACATCGCATCAGAATGGATTGAAACTGATTTAGAAAGCGCAGAAGCTAAAGTTGTCATGATTAAAGCGCTAGACCCTAACGGTAAGATGCGCAGAGACTTATCTAAAGCAGTAACGAAGATGTACAAGACCTATCTATACACCTCGCTATCTTTGTTGTTTATAGAGTTCGTTTGCGCATTCTTTAGATTAGATGTAAATACAGCAGCACTAGCAATGGCATCAAGTAAGCTTATAGATTTGTTTGTGCCTATAACGACCCTGTTCGGTATAATTGTTAGCGCAAGCTTTGGCGTAAACTATGCAAACACGAAGCAAGAAAAATGAGAACAACAATAAAAAATTATGATAGAAAGAAAAGCGGAACGGCCACTTTGGCTACCTCCGCTACACCCTACACCAACGCCTCCAAACGTTTAGGAGATGCAGTTTATTAAATAACCTCGTTGATTCGGGGCTTTATTAGTTGGTACCTAAATTGATCAATTCATTTCTATCAACCATTCTGATCACACACGGCATTTTAGAAGGTCTAAATATTACAAACATAGATCCTTTTGTATTGCCGTTAACCTTTTTACCTGTAAGCGGGTGATAAAAACTTAACCTTCCCCCGGTAACTATTCTGATCTCTGAAATATCAGCGATCGGCAACCATTGAGCATCTAAAGTTGCGGGTACCAATAAAACAGAAGTGACACCCAATTCTTTTTGCTCAATACATTTATTCATAAACTTTTTAATATACCCTTTACCGTATGGCGGATTAATCCAAACAGGCTTACAAGTGATCTCGCTCCAATTTCTAGACAAAGCATCATCTTCTTTTGTTAGGTATAAAAAACATTTATGGTTCTGATCATTAGCGGCAGCATCTAAGCCAAAACCAAATTCTTTGTTCATAGCATTAAATATTACGGGATCCGTACCCCAGCTATTTTTCATATCAGCATCAAGATCAGAACTAATATAATCCTTGGTACCTAAATCCTTTTCTTTTTCGTAGTAGTGCATTGTATTCCCCTTTATTGTTTAAAAAACCTCATAAACCCTGCAATTAAATGCAAATGTCATGTTCAAAAGATTACCGCTAACCATTGGTGTTATAGCGTGACCAACAGGTTTAACCTTTGTTCTTTTACCTACGCGTTCAAGCTTTATGTATTTCATGCCATTAGACTTTAATATAAACTTTTGCCTAAAACGTATATTTGAGAGAGTCATTTTTGTATTCCCCTTTATTGTTTATGCTTAAGCTTGAAAGCCTTTTTGAACTGGCTTCGATTTAACTTGTTGGCTGTGCTGTAACATTGCCGCTGCTTCATTTGATAGTGCTTTAAATGACCCATTACACTTCTCCAAATAAATAGTTCCGTTACCATCGTTATGTCTATCCTTGGCAATTATCAATTCTGTAATGCCTTTCATTTCTGTTTCTGGCTCAACTATTTCTTGACGATGAACAAACATAATTAAATCAGCATCAGCTTCGATACAACTAGAATCTTTCAGGCTTGACATGTTAGGGCGATCTTTAATGTTTTGAGGTCGCTTAGATTGCACACATAAAAACACTGGTACTTTCATTTCCTTAGCTAACTCTTTTAAATCACGCGTAATGTTACCAATGGCGATATCATGCCTGTCTGCTTTGCCTAGCTTCATCAGCCCCAAGTAATCAATAAAGATAGCTGATAAATCAGGATGTTTTATTTTATGGCGGCGTACTTTGGCGCGTATCTGCCCGACTGATTGTTTTGGTTCGTCAGTTAAATACAATCCGCTTTTTCTTAACTCCCTTACTGCTCCATCTATCCGGCCATTATCTTCATTAGTCAATCTAGCGCTTTTTAATACGTCAGGTCTTACATTGCCAACACCAGAAACAAACCTTTCAAATAAAGATCTTTCCGACATTTCCATGCTAAAAAACATAACGTTCTTTTGTTGGTCAACACCAATGTGGGTTGCTATAGTTTGGCAAAATAAAGTCTTACCCATTGAAGGAGATCCGGCAATAATAACTAAACATTCATCACCTACGCCGTTTATCTTCTCGTCCAACTGGTCAATCCCTGTTGTTAAACCAGCGATTGCACCGCCCCTAGCCGCTCTTGCTGATAGTTCGTCTAAGAAATCGCCTTCTACGTCTCTTATATGACGTAAATCCTTACCACTTGAGCTAAGAGATATGTTTTTTAGTTCATTATCTAGTTGTTCGATAACATCTGTGACTTCTCCTTTTTGGTTTATCATTGCTATTGAACTGTGAAGTGCTGCAAGTAAATCTCTTGAGTGTGCGCACTTCTTAACGACAGTTGCATAGGCACCCATGTTTGAGATGCCAATAGCGCCGCGCATTAACTCAGCTAGGTAAATAAATCCGCCATAGTCAAATCCGATTGTTTCCATAGCATCCTCAATCAATGCTAGAGATATTTCCTTTTTATTCTCAGCCATAAATTTAATTGTTTTAAATATGCCTTGGTGTGACCGGGTAAAGAAATCATCAAAACCTAAACTGTCTAAAGTTTCACGGCTATTGCTATGCGTTGGATCTTTAATTAATAAGCCTAAGACTTGTTGCTCAACTTCTAGGTTATAAATTGGTTCACTTGTTATCATACTGACCCTCTACAATTTTTAATAAGTTAGATTTGTTTATAATAAAATCAAAGCTAGCTGACCATTCTGATTTTCTACCCATCAAGAAGTCACTAGTCGAAATGTAATTAAATAGCCTAGACCATGTTTCTACATTTTCAAAGTTGTGATCAGTATTTTTAAATTGTTTTATACAAGCCTTTAGGTGAGCTTTGCGTTTATCAGACAAAACCTTTACTTGACCTAATTCTGATAGCTTGTCGTTGTACTCGTCAGTGATTAACTGACATATGTCTTTACTATAATTATCATTCTTATTATTTGTTTTATTCTTATTCTTATTATTTGTATCTGCTACGTTTGCTAACTCTTGCTTACACTTGCTAGCATTTGCTACCTTTTGCTTGCCACCCTTAGAGCCAGCTACAGCACGCCTTTTGCATGTTTCAGTGTACTTTTCATCATCCCTAAAAAACTGATTTTTGAATGGTGAAAACGCTATTTTAACTACACTATCTAGTGGGAACTCTTCATTGTGTTGGTAAGCCTTTATAGCTTTAAACAAAACACCAGCTTGCCCGTTGGTTAGATCATCCAATATATCTAAGCTGTCGATATGTAATAAAAATGATTTCTTTTTACTACTCATATATAATTACCTTGTTGTTATTACTAAGCGCCTTGCAGGGCGTTTTTTATTTCTACTTTGACCTAGCGTCATTAATCAAAACTAAATCAATAGCCTTATCTAAATCCCTAGCAGCTAACGCCTGTATTTGAACTAACCCAAGCTTCATTGCAGCTCTTGAAAGCTTACTAGCATCTATACCAACAATTTCAGAAATATCTTTAATCTTTAGTATTTGTGTGTCGCTAAACTTAACGCCTAATGTTTTCATTTAAATTATCCTTTTGTTGAAAGTGATTGAAGTATTACACACAATTTAATTTATGTAAACTAGTATATTAGTCTTTACATACTTTTATTATCTTGCTATTGTTTATACATCGAAACGAAACAGGGAAATGAATATGGACGATTACGAAGAAGATAGCTTTTACCTAGAACAAGCAGACGAGCAGCACTCATCACCAGAGCGCCCTAATTGGTCAGATCATTTTGATAACGATAGAGAGGCAGGCGAATGAAATACCCTACAGTATTAAAAATAGTTTACATCGGCAACCAGGATAACTTATCCATCATAATTAACGAGTCAACGCATAATATGCAATCAGCTAATGATGTTGATATTGCTTGCGACCTGTTAAACGTATTTAGCGAAATAGTCTGGACTGAAGCAAAGTTTCTTTCCCTGGTAGCTGCCGGTAAATTCATCGGTGAGTTTGAAGAAATAACGATTACTGTAATTTAATAAATAAACCAAACCACAAGAAGGAATAGAGTAATGAAAGCAAGAAAGCTAAAACCTAAAACTAACAGCTCTACATCTAACCCGAGAGACACGGCTTTTAATCGTGGAATGCAACAAGCAAGAG